CCTCTTGGATCCATTACTTAGTCTTACCAAATAGTGATAAATGTGCAACAGTTATTGCAACATCTTGTGCAATATGTTCTTGTTTAGTTGGTGTATTAGGATTTGCAACATCAGCATTTGCTTCAGCGGCCGATTCATAAACCTCGCCAGTTACTTTGTTTCTGTAAGTAACTTTTGTAGGACATTTTATAACTGGCACTTCTTTACCATCTATAATTCTATATTCTTTTATGTGTTGGTCCGTTAATATTATTTCGTCATCCATATTAATTAAAACCCATTGGGCATTTACGTTTAACTTCTTCTTTTTTATCTGATTTGCTTTTACCTAATTTATACCCCATAAAAAATGAAAAAGCTATAAATAATAATACTATTAAAGTATGCCAAATATAAAACATCATTGTTTCCTTCCTTGTCCGTTATATGGTTTTCTTCTATTTCTTTTGTTTGGTCTTTTGCTGTGTCTTCCGGGTCTTTTTCTGTTAGTGTGTTTAATAAAGGTTCCATGACCTGTTTGAACTTTTCTAGCCATTAACCGTTTTGATCGTTTCTATTCATTTCCAAAATTGATACAACTGCACTTATATAAGATACATTAGAAGTTTCAATATTTAAAGAATCAGATTCTTCTAAAATTATTGGTCCATTAGCTAAATTACAAGTTGTTGGTCCAGTTATTGAAGCATAAGCTATCTGAACATCAGTGCTTGTAGATGAGTCCGTTATAGATACTTTTAATATTTTTGAACCTGTTTCATTTGCTATTTGTATATTTTGAACTATTGCTCTCGAATTAGACGGACAAACATATACTTCAATAGAATCAGTTGTCGTCGGAGAATAAAATGCGTTTCTATAATAATTAGCCATTATGTTAAATCATACCATTTAATTGTGCCAAGAACATCATCATTGTTTGCTGCTGCTTTAGCACAAAGAGTTAATGTATCAGATACTCCTGCTATTGTTTGACCAAGTTGATAATCAAAATTAAATCCATCTCCAACACTAGCAATAGAACTACTTTTACCAGCTATGTAAGCTTTAGCTACAATAGTACCACCTGTAATAGTAGTAGTATCTGTTAAATCATATTCTACGTTATCGGAATAACTTGTATAAGAAAATGCTGTAGAAGGTGTTGCATTTAATATTAATTGTACTTCAAAATCAGAATTTGTTATTCCAGAAGCTATAAATCCTGCAGGTACAATAACTGCATAAGGTCTTGAAGATTTAATCCTTATTGTTGCTAAATTATAAAGAGTTCCAGCAGTTGTTAAATTAACTCCAGCTAAAGATGCAGTTCCTATCATTTGCTCTACTGCTTTCGGTGCATATCCACCTTCAGAGATACAAGAAGAACATATTTGTTGTAATGTATAAGTTCCAGCTGCAATTGTTCCTATTCTTTCAATCTCATAACGAATTGGAAGATTTGCAGTTTGCATATAAACAGTTGTTAAACTATTTGCATTATTAAAAGTATGAGCTGTAATTAATTGACCATTAATAACAAAACCAACTCTAACTGCTCCAACACCTAACCATTCAATATCTATAAATAATATATTTGATTTATCAGCAGATAATGTAAATCCACTTGCACCTGTTCCATCTAATTTATCTCCATTCCATGCTGATTGATTTATTTCAGTATCTGCAGGAGAACCTGATGTGTAAGTTCTTCTTACTATTTGATATCCTGTTCCAGTATCTTGAAAGAATATTCCATTATTAGCATCAAACAAACCAACTCTTTGTCTTAAGTTTTCTGTCTGTGCATTCATTACAAATGTATTGAAAATAAGTAATGATTTACCTGGTTGATAAGACATAACTCTTTTAGATTGTCTTATTGTTTTAGAATCAACTGTTTCATCTACATTTAAATTAACTGTAGATTTATTAGCTGTATAAGTAACAGTTCCGCCATTTACTGCTGATTCATCAAATAAATTATTCTTTGACATAATATTTTTACTGTCAAAGATTGTAAGTGGATTAGATACTCTTAGTCTTCCAAAGGCATCTAAATTATTACCACCAAAAGTAACTAACTGGCCATCACCTTCATTGATATTATTACAAATAGACATTAACAACCGAACCTTAAATTAAACCAAGTAAATCTTTGTGTCTCTTGTACTTGTTCTTCTAAAAAACTTGTATTAAGTTGAGTTTTTAAAGTATCAATAGCTTGTATAATTTGTCTTTGTGTATCTTTATTATACACCTCTGATGGTTCTGGTACGTAAAAATCTATTTTTGCCATTATCTTCTTCCGTCTGGTTGTATATCTACTCTAAAAATACCATATCGCCAATTAGTATTTACAGCATCATTTTCTATCCTAATACTAGCAAGCCTCGCGCGCCCGCGGGTATCAATTTTATCTGTACTAGAATTAACTGTAAAAGGCCCTATAAAAGTTTCTCCTTGTGCAACTGTTGTATCTGCCGGATATGATCTTAAGAATAATGTTACTTTACAATCACCATCTAATATTTTGAAATCAGGAATGAATCTTTTAACCGATAAAAAGTATTCCCCATCTCCGTCTACATCTAAATCAAAATCGCCTGATCTAATGTATGCAGGTATTGCTGTTTCAACTCCAGTTGAAGCTACTTCATTTGTTCCTATTTCATGTTCGTAATAAACAGAAGCACCAGCTGATACACCATTTACAATAGGAAAGGTTGGCGTGGCTGCCGCGACATACTTAGTTGCATGTGGATAATCATATACCGAAGCATCCGCCCAAGTTGTTCTAGATTGAGAACCGGTTGTTGCACTTGCCATAGTACCTGTTGTCCAAACTTTTTCTCCATAGTTGTATGTAACTACTCTATCAATTAAAGTTGAATTAGCTTTAGTGTAGAACCACATAATTTCTTGGAATAAACTATTATGAGCTGCAAACACTGTTTCACTTTCATTGTAATTAATTCCTAAATTTTCTCCACCTGTTGTGAATACAAAATCTTCAACTAAACTTGGAACAGATACAACTGTACCGTCAAATGCAAAGAATCCTCCAGAATCACCCATCCAGAATACTATACCTTGTGCAAAGACCACTGCATGTTGACCAAGACATCCACAATTAGATCCGACTTTTCTAATACTGAATGTAAATGGAGGACCTACAAACTGCATTGAATAAGCAGCATCATCTGTAAGTATTAATATATAATCTTTCGCTCTAACAGCTGCTACAATTTTAGTTCCAGCATCTAATCTAAACGTACCTGCAGTATTAGTTGATGTTGGTGCATAATCATTAAAATTCTCTTGATCTGAAAATCTTATAAGCATTTTATCTTGTGGACCACTTGGTAATGTTTCATTAGTTCCCAAATGTATTAAATGTCTATCTCTATCTGAAACTATAGTCATAACAGATTTTTGTGGCATAGAAGCATTTATAGTTGCTCTAGTTTGTAATGCATTTGCAGCTGATGGATCCCAAGTAAATGTTGGACCATTATGCATTGTTGCTATTAATATTTGACCAAAGTTATCTAACGACCAGTTTGCAGGATCTAATCTTATTGAAGTTTGTACTTGTGAAGCTTCACCCCAACCTACAAAAGTTGATGCATCATACACAACTGCATTATCTGCGTGAGCTGCAGCGGTCGTGCCATTTGTTCCTCTGCCGGCACCTGTAAATGTTGTGCTAGTTTTACCTGAATAAGTAATTAATTCTGATCCTATTAATATTGTTCCTGTTGAAGCAAAACCTGTTGTAGAGTCAACTGGAATGGTTGCAACAGAGTTATCTATTCCACCTACTTGATCTATTGCCGTTTGAGTAACTGTTGAACTAAATCCACCCCAGTTAAAAGTACCAAAACCATATCCATAAGTTTGACCAAATGGACCAAAATCATAATAAGGATTACAAGTTGCAGATCCAGAAGCTGATGCTGTACCAGATGAAGTGGTAGGCATTGTAATAGTAAATGTACCGGAAGAAGGTGTTGTCTGAACTTCAAAAGCATTTGTAAAATTAGCTGATACAAAACCTGTTGGTGGTGTGACTGCACTAAATCTTACAATTCTCCCAACTGATAACCCATGCCCAGCTTTGTTAACTGTTACTGTTGCAAATCCTGTAGTTGTGTTAAATGTGCAAGAAGTTAAAGCTGTATCTAATGGTGTGATATCATAAAACGCACCTTCAAAATAAATTACTAATACTTTATTTGTTCCAATCGCAGCATACCTATTACCGTCTAAATCTGACCAAATCCATTGGTTCCTTGCAGCGCCTACTAAGGTATCTGCTAATATCTCTGACCAACCTCCTATTTTTTCAGGGTTTCCATAACGAAAGCGTACATTATCACCATCAATCCAGCGACCTTCCGCTTGAGATGCAGTATCTTGTTTATCAAATCCTGGTGCTACCGGTATTTTTCTTAAAGGCATAAACCATTATACCTTATACTTATATAATAAACAATAATGTGTTAAATATAGTTTTTATTCAAATTTATTCATAACTTTTATTCTAATGATATATTACAGACTATCGTAATTCTTTTTTTTTTAGTTTCAGGTTGTTTTGAAATTGAATGTGATAAAAAACCTGGAAAAATACACATATCGTTTTCTTTTATTTTAAATATAAAATTTTGGTAATACCATGAATTTATAGGATATCTTTCATCTAATATTTTAGATAAATTTGGCCTTAACTCTTCACTAAAAAAAGAATGATTATTTGTATTTTCAAAAACTGTTGAAGTATGTTCTGTGTCATCAAATTTTACGTAATGTATAGCTGAAAAGTCACAGTCAAGATGAACATGACTTCTCATATGTTGAGAAGACGTTAAACAAGTATAATTTACTATGTTAAATTTAAGTTTTATTTCCTTTTTTTTAAAAGGTAAATTTTTAAGAAATTCAGTAAATACATTATTATAAATAGGAATTAATTTATCAAATTTAATTTTTTTAAAATCTGCATTGTCCCAATCATTGTACACATGATGAAGGTTACTTTCCTTAGCATTACCCTTATCCCAAACATTTCTATCTTTACTTTTTTCATAATTATATTCTATATCCTCTATTATTTCTTTTTTATTATATAAATTTTCATCTATGTTTGTTGTAAAGTATGGAAATCCAAAAATTTGTTGCATATTTATTTTGTTTTTACCTCTGTATCAACAAAAGTACTGAGAGTTTCTACCTCGTTTTTAAACTTAAATTGTAAAGTTGATAAAAAATTCATTAAATGGTTTGCAAAATGTTTTGTTGCAACAGGATCTAAATGTAATTTACCTTTCTTTAAAAAAATAAATCTTTCTCTCCATGAAAACTCAATGTCACAAGATCCGTCTTCGTATTGTTTAAATTTCATTTTTTTTCTCCATAAATTAATCTTTTATCTTTAAACCATTCTTTATTTTTTCCATTTTTATCAACATAATGTAAAAAAGTTTGAGCATGCCAGTCACCTTTAAATTCTTCCCTCCAATGCTGTAATTCACACCCTAAATAAATAACTGCATCTCCTGGCTCCATACTTATTTCTGTACCCCCCATATAAATTGGCCATGGTGTTCCATCAGATCCAATCATTACAGTGACACTTACTTCACAAGATGGCCTATCTGTATGTTTTTTTAAATCTGCATTTAAAGTATACATTCTCCAAAACGCATATGTGGGTAACAATTCTAGACCAGTTTCTTTTTGCATTAACTCTAATTTATTAACCATCAAAGATTCCATTAATGGATCTCCATAAAAATGTGTGTCTCCATTATCGTTTTGAATACAATCAAATGAATCGAAATTAATTCTATGTTTAATTCTACAATAATCATTCAATAATCTAATTTCTTCTTGTGTTAAAAAATTATTTATTAATTTATATTTAAAATCTTTTATAGTGCCCATGCTACAACTGAATACCTTGTTCCTTTCGTTACTGGTTTAACTGTATGAGGATATAAAAAATTACTTGGCCAAATAATCATTCTATTAGGTTTTACTTCTACTTCCCATTCACCAGATCCATCTGGATTTCTAAAACACAAGTTTCCACCTTCATAATCATTATTTAAAAGTAGTATACAACTCATTGTTCTTGGAACAGTTGCAAAATGATCAACATGCCAAGTATAGAACCCTGTATTTAAATATTGCAAAATTTCTATGTCAAAAATTTTTTGATATTCATAGTCTACAATATTTAAATCTATTTTATATTGCCTCAAATATCTATTAAAAATAAATTGTAAAATATTAAACCAATGAACAATTGAAAGAGAGTTATCTAAATTAGACAGAGGTAGAGAATTAGCTTTTCTAATGTTTAAATCTACTGTATTTGCATTCCCTACTGTTGTTACACAAAATTTTGAAACATTTCCAAAACGAATTAAATTAGATAAAATGTTTAGTGGTAATACTTCATCATAAATTTTAATAAATTTTTTTATTTCCATGATTTTTTATTCCAATATTTGTCTTTATAAAAATTTATTAACTTTAATTTATAAAAAAGTCTATGATTTTGTATTTCTTTTTGTTTTCTTGGTTTTAAATTCATTTTCCAAGAATCTCTTTTAAATGGTATTATTTGAACATAAGGAGTTCCTTTTTTAATAGTATCTTCTAAAATTGAATATTTATCTCCATTTAAAATAATGGGAAAATTAATTTCATTTGGAAAAGTATCTGTATCCACTATTCCAGGTATTATAGAAAATCTGTCATCTGCATTATTTAACGGAGGAACAAATAAACAGGAATATCCTTTTGGAGTTTTAATTTTCCAAGGATTTAAAATTTTATAAAAAGGTAAATTTTTATTTTTTTCAACAAAAGGAGAACCTTCTAATTGTTCTAATGAATGTGAATCAATACCAGAATTTAAATTAATATATTTTGCTCCTAAAAGAACTTGCATTTCGTGTAATCCAAATGTTTGAAAAGAATCTTTAAAATATTCTCCTTTTTCATTTTTATTATCTACATTGTGGCGAACATAAAAATCTTGAGGCATCTTTAATAAATAACCTGCGGTCAAAGTATCTAAAAAAGGCATACAACCTTTTATAGTTTTATTTAAAATAGTATGATTTAGTTTTTTAAACCATTCTGGAATATTTAATTTTACAGGGCTTGGATAATCCTCTTTTAATGCAAAATAATCTTCATGAGCACTAAACTCTATTTCTTTATCGAACATGCTAATTTAATAGCATTTTTTATGGTAACTGTAAAATAGTAAAATAAGGTTTGTTATTATTTTTAAAATACTGCTCTAAACTTAAAGTTAAAGGAAAAATAAACGAATCGTAATTCAAGTCATTTAATTGATTATAATAACTATTCCATTTAGTAAAACTTAAATGATTAGAGTTACTGTTTAAAAAACATTTTAATTGATTTTTAAAATTATTTACATAATTTTGTAAATTTCCTAATTTATTAAAAGTAATTTCACCATCAATAAAAGTTATCTTGTCATCATTATCATATTTAACAATATAAATTTTGTTAGATTTAATATCATCAAAATTAACATTATTATCTTCGATAATTTTATAGTCATCTTTATTGATATTTAAACCATTTAAATCTGAATCATTTTCAGCAACACGATATATTGTTCCTTCAATATTAGGTAAGTTTTTTTGGAAAATAAAATAAGCCATTTTAAGTACCTATATTTTCATAAATAACTAATACTCCTGCACCACCCCCGAAACCGTTAGCGAAAGGACCTACACCTACACCTTGAGCACCAACAAAAGCTAAAGCTCCATTACTTGGTACTGTAAAACTAGCACCTGGAGCAGCAGCACCAGCATTTCCAGGATTTCCAGGAGGACCATTAGAACGAATACCACCATTACCACCATTAGTCGTAAAAGCTGATGGACCACTAAAATTAGTTACACCACCTGCATTACCAGGATTTCCAAAACCTCCTATTGGCCCAGAACCCGCATTACCAGGATTACCTGCTCCACCAACTGAATAAGGGTTAGAATAAGGTCCTGTCATTGGTACATTAAAATAACTAAATCCTCCAAAACCACCAACACCACCTGGAACACCATTTGAACTTTCACCACCTATACCGCCTTGACCAGATGCAGCATGAACTACAGCATAATTAGTGGCTGGGTTTTTAGTAAAAGTTCCAGATGATGGTCCAGTAATATAATTTGTCATTAAAAATCCTCCAGCTCCACCTGATCCAGAAGATGCAGAAGTAATACGACCATCAGCATCAACTGTAATAGTTGCTGCTGTGTAAGTTGCTGCAGTCACACCAGTTGAGATTAATTGATTAGATCCTACGGAATTAGCTGCAAGTTTAGATTGTGTAATTGTTGATTGTGTAATTTTTATAGCTGTAACAGCATTTGTTGCAAGTTTAGCAGTTGTAACTGCAAATGATGCAAGTCTTGTAGAAGTAACTGCTAATGAATTTATTCTAGCTTCAGTCACTGCAAATGAAGCAAGTTTAGAAGATGTAACTGCTAAGTTTGCAATTTGTGCAGAAGCAACTGTTCCAGATAATGTACTTAAGTCTGTTGTATTAATATTTGTTCCGTCTGAGTATAATATTTTAATTCCTTTGTCAGTTGCCGTCCAAGTTGCACCTGTTCCACTAACTGTTTTAAATTCTACTGTAAAAGAACCTGTTGTACCATTAGAGACTATCCAAGTTTTTTCAATGCCATCAGGAATTGTTATAATTTGGTTTCCTGTAATTGTTCCTGTTAGTTTAATTACGATATTTCTCGCTACAGATAGTGTTGGTGAATTTGCAATTGTTAAAGCTGTAGTTTGAGCACCGCCAGCAATAGATTGTTCTCCGTATCCAGCAATAGCTTGTTGAATTACGTTTAGGTTATCGTTAGTTTTATCACCCCAAGTACCAGCATTTTCGCCAGTGACCATTAACTCTATTTTGAGGTCTGTAGAATAAGTTGATGCCATTTAAGCTCCTATTAATTTTATAAATAATTCATTTATGCAGCTAAGTCAACTGGAGTCCAAGTATTAGAAGCTCCTGTTTGTACTTCTGCCCAAGCTGTAATATTAGCAGATCCCGTGCTTAAATTCAACCTTATTCCAGTAACATTTACAGAAGCATCTCCAGTAACAGTTGCTTGTCCAATTAATACATTAATTCTTGAACCTGTAACATCATAACCAGCAGCATAAGTTGCTTGACCTGCTGTTAAATTTATTTGAGAACCTGTTACATTTACGTTAGCATCAGCACTTGGTATTTCATTTCCTATTATTATATTTATTTGAGATCCGGTAACAGGTACCTCTTGTATAGTTCCACCAATAGCAGTTCCTACTAGCACATTAATTTGAGTTCCTGTAACAGAAACATTAGCATCAGCAGTTATTATTGCTCCTGCTAAACCCTCTGTAATATTTAACTGCGATCCAGTTACATTAACATTTGCGTCTGCACTTGTAGTTGCGCTGTTTAAATATATAATAATATCATCATCTTCATCAACATTTACAGACTCGTTTCCATCTGCATTAGTATCTACTGGATGAACAAAAGCAGCTAATGCAGTTCCTGTAACAGTTGCTATTACATCATCTTCTTCACCCCAAGGAACTATTCCCCAACCAGCAACACCCCAACCAGCATCTGGTTGAAATTCAGTTGTAACAGAACCTTCGTCTAAGTTTATTTGAGAACCTGTAACAGTAACTGACTCTGGTATAGAAGCTATAGCAGTTCCTGTTGTTAAATTTATCTGAGTACCAATTGTAGGTACGTTTGCAGAAATGTCTTCTGTAGCTGATCCAGATGTTGCTACAATTTGAGTTCCTGAAACATTAACAGCAACATCAATTGAAATTGTTGTTGTGCCTTGCAATAAACCTAATGATAAAGCTTGACCACCATAAGAGCCATCGCCAAAATCACCACTTCCCCAAGTGACTAAACCAGGTGATGATATGATTACTGTTTCGTCAGCCATGTTAATTCCTTAACATGCTGTGAGCACCAAGTGGTGATATGTAAAATATAATATCTGCCACTTGGCTCTCCTTAAAAATTACGCGTTACCAATTCTTATAATTGCAGCTGAAGTTGTAAATGCTGGGAACTGAACTGTAAAAGTTCCAGCAGTTGCGGTTTTTGGTCCGCCAAAGTCTAATACACATACTGCAGGATCGCCTGCTGCTGTGTCGTTATATATTAATGCACCTTGAGCTGTCAAAGTTACACCTGTAAAAGAT